CTTAGTCCCGTTCCAGGTAACGCTATAGGTCACAACCTTTGCCGATGATTGGGCTTCTCGATAGGCAAGATAGATAGAGTCCCGCAGCACGCCGGTTTCGACAGGTGCCCTCACCTTCGCTTCGTCTCTGAATACTTGGCCGGCCGCGACAGCCATCGATCGGGCTAGGCTTTCTCGCGTCGAACCGCGCAGCTTTTCGATGCCGGCGGTAAAGCTGCTCGTATCGAATGTGACCGTCGTTCCGTCAGCCATCATTGGCTCCCGTCTCAACGACCAAATCCGTGTATTCATGCCCAGCCTGATCCGGGATCGCGGCTCGGATGTCATAGATCACACCGCCGTACAGAACCCGCATCGTCGCGTCGATGTCGGTCCGATAGCGGATCCGCATTGAATAGCTGACGATGCTTGTGGGCGTATCGCTTCGCGTGGCTTCCAGGCCAGATTTAGAAGCCACATTCGCCCAAACGCTTACGACATCGGTCCATGTAGGAATCGGTTGCCCGGCTCCGTCTTGAGCCGTCCCCGGCCGCTGAATCGTGATGCGCCTATTGAGCGTGCCGGCGGCCAGACTCGTAGTCATTACGCGATCGCCGGGTCACGTTGACGAGCAAGCAGCGAGACCACTGCGTCAGAGAGAATAAGCGGCGCACGCATGCGCGTGCCGATGTCGCCTTCGCGGTTGAAATACAGCGCACCGATGACAAGAAGCGTCGCCGCCTGGACCAGACCAGGCACGGCAAAGGCCGGCGGGCTACCCGCTGTCCACATAGCTGTGGCCTCAGCCTCGGTTTTCTTGATGTAATCGAGAACAATAGACGACCCTTCAAGGATGAAGTTCGAGATCGATGCGTCCTCATCGGTGCCGTCAATACGCAAATGCGCCTTGACTTGATCGGCAGTGACCAGATCCATCAATGAATCCTCGGAAAGCAGTCCAACTTACTGGTCGGGCTGCAATTAATAATCGGTGGGTTCGGCTCTTTGGAGAACTCGTTCCAAGCTTCGATCGCCGCTTCAAATTCGGCGAGGTTCGGATTTCTCAGCCCGACGTGATCGCCATGCCAGTGAGTGAGGTGGTCGACATCTAGATCAACGCCGTACAACATCACCTGTTCTGCACCGTTCTCCACGGCCCACTGCGTAGCGCGCAGAGCGGAATTCCCACCGCGTAACAATGGACGAGGTGGCGCATACGAAACCCCTTGGACATGTTCAGCACAGAGCCTGACGCCAGAAAACTCAAGGGCCTCGGGATGCGCATGCCACCACGCGGCATCGGCTGCATAGAGTCCATACGCCCAGGGCGCAAGACGATAGGTGTCGTTAACGGCTATGCAAGTCACACCCTGCAGCCGATCGGCCACGTCTTGCGACATACTCGGGCCGCTTGCCAGGATTGCGACAACCTTCATGATTTCGCCGCGTCCCGGCCTTTTTTGGCTGCGAGTTGCCACGCGCTACTGCCATCCAGTGGTTTGGCCTTCGTCAATTCGTTGCAATGCCACAAAGAGCCAGCCCAAGTGACCGTATCGCCCTTTTCGTAGTCATCGCCATCTCGAAACACGCCGCGGTAAATCATGGCGGGAATACCGAATTCCTTGACTTTTACTGCCCCGGACGCCGTGCGAATGTTGACCATGAATTTTCGGCAATCGTCCGCGTCCTGTTCGACATCCAGCGCGGCCACACCATCGAAGATGCAGTCCCACCCGTTCATTCCCTCGGTGGACCGCCGCGCAACCCACAGGCCGCCATCGTGGCTGGCGTACGTACCCTTGGCGTAGCTTCTGGTCTGATCTATGGTCGGCAACACGTCGATCTGGAGCGCATCGCGCCCGTGTTCGCCGTCTTTGGGCAATTGAATCTCTGACATCGCTTTCGCCACGGCCTGGTCGACCATGCGCTGCACGTGCTCAATCGGTACGCTTTCGCCATCCTTCGGCTTGGGCAGTTCTGCCATAGCCTTGGCGACCTCATCGACCACAAGCGGGCCGACATCTTCAACCGTGACGCTGGTACCTGGCTCGCCATCCTTGCCCGCCTCACCGTCTTTAGGCGTAGGAATAGCAGCCAGTACCTGTTCAACAATCACTGCGGTATCGACGGGCTCAGCGTCCTTTCCAGGTTCACCGTCCTTTCCGGGCTCTCCGTCTTTTGGCGCGGGAAGTTGATCGAACCGTCGCTCTATCGCATCAATGCGGCCCGAAAGCGCCGCTTCCGCCTTGCTCACGTAGCCCTTGACAGCCTCTATCAGCCCGTCAGCGAGCATCTTCATGTCAAGACGCATGGGTCAATCCTTTCTGGATAATTTCTAGGAAATCGCGGGCTTCCTGCGCGGCTGCTTCATCTGGTTCTGGTTCGTCGGGCGCTGGCAGAGTTGGCTTTGTTGGCACTGGCGTTGCCAATGGGTTTCCCTGGTCCCGCTTATCGAGCGCGGACAAAGAATAGTTTTGGACCTGCAGGTAGGGTGTATCGCCGCCGGCAACCGGAGCCAGATTGAGCTTGGCCCGCGCCTCGTTGGGCGCCATGATTCCGGCACCGACAGCGTCCTTGACCGTGCTTACAAGGGTCAACGTATCCATGCGAAGCAGTCCGTCAAGATCGAACTCCACGGCGTATGGTGCCGGCAGGGCCAGCCCATCTTTCAACAACGCTTCTAGGTTTTCGAGCAACGACTGGATGCAATCGCTGTAATAGATCTGGTTCAGTACTTGGGCGTTGGCATAGGTCGGGGTGGCGCCTACGCCGATTTTGTAGCCAGGAACATGAAAGCAGGAACACACCGTCTCAGCGGTCCATTTCAATTGCTCGATCAACTGCGCGTCCGTCGCCGTCACGGCCATTGCTTCGTATTTCAGCCCATCGCCGAGCACAGCGACCTTACCGGCATTCATGCCACTGTAGTTCGCGTCCCAATGGGTCTTAAGCCGCGCCGCAGTCTCATCCGAAATGGCAGTCGGCGCAGTCAATACACCACCAGGCGTGCTGTTGTTACCAAAGAATCGAGCTGAGTTTTCTTGGATTCGAATTCCCTGTGTGGCCGCCAGGCCGCATGCGTAGATCGGCGAGATGCCAACCAATGGGTGGAATAAACACACCATCGTGTCGTGGATGATTTCGCTGGCCGGAACGACAACGTCGTCAACTGGAATCCCAGAAAGGTGATCGGTTTTTAGCTGGTAGTAAACCGATCCGTCAGGCGCCACCAAGGGAATGACGCGCAAGGCATGCAGCACATACATCGCCACCACAACCCCGCGGCCGTCGCGTTCTTTCAAAACATATGTGTTGCCATGGAGAAGTTTCGAGACAATCCATTGCTCGATAAACTTGTTCCAGGTCTGAAACCGGTTCGGCTTTGCCAGTACCGGCGAGAAAGAGGGGCTATAGGCTGGTGTCGACGTTAAATCGGGGTTGACCGACGTCAACCGAAGGCACAGTTTGCCGATGTCCGAGGCAATCAAGGTGACGCAGGAAAACACGGCCGAGAAACTGACCACGCTGTCGTGGTTGATTTCGATATTGCGCTGCCATGCGCCGGTGAATGACTCCCGAATGGTCGGCCACCAACCGCCACCCCAGGACGACGCCACAGGTCGCAGGTTCTCCGGCGCCTTGGCCTTCGTCACGGATAGCCCGAATAGTTTCATTTGTTCGTGGGCTCGGCCGTCATGTCGCGACGCTTGTAGGTCGCGGGTGATTTTTCAGCTTTGGCAATCTTCGTCTCGTTTGGTCGCTTGGCAAACCCAATCGTCTGCAACGTATTGGCGTCCATTTCTGAACATTCGAATTCGTCGCCGGGTTCGTAAGTGACCTTGGCATACGCCAGCTCTTTAACTGCGATCATTTTCACGTTCAAACCCCTAAATAGGTGGGGCGACCGAAGCCGCCCCGTTTCTTTCCGATTACTGCTTAGCCGTAATGCGCACCGCTGATGTACTGCACGGCGCCGGCGCGGCGCTTGGCCCAGTTGATATACCGTTCAGCACGGATACCGACCAGGTTGTTCTGCCACAGCGAGGTCATGATCGTGGCGGCAGTGGCAGGGTTGTCCGGAGCAGAGTTCATCTGCAGCGAAGCCTCGCGGCTGACGTCGATGCTGACGCCGCCATCATCGGCCAACAGGATGTCGGAGGCCTTGAC